TAACGCAAATGTTGATGTAACAGGATCTCAACTTACATTTACAAACGCAGGAGCTGTTGCAGGTGCATCAGCCGATACACCAGTCACCGGTATTCAAGCAAATCTTTCTATGGGAGAGGAAGATATTGCAAGAGGTATTCAACAAAATGTAACTGGCTCACAATTAACTACAACACCAGGTGCAGTCACTATTGATGATCAATTTTTAATTGGTGCGGGTTGGGGTAGAGATGCTTGGGGAAGTTTAGCTTGGGGTGATGCATACTCAGTTCAGTTAAATGGTATTTCATTAACATCTTCTATTGGAGATGAAACTGCATTTACAGATGTAGTTGTAGATGTGACAGGATCAGAATTAACATCTACTTTTGCAAATCCTTCATTCTCAATTCAAATTGACCAAGACATATTTGTATTAGCTTCAGAAGATCAGTTAGATGCTGAAATTGGAACTATTGCAGATATCACAGGTGATGCTTTAGTTGAACCAACTAACCAAGAACCTTTATTTAATTTTACTGCCGAAGGAAATGCAAAACTTTCAACTGCACAAGCTAAATTTGGATCATCTTCTTTATTATTAGATGGTACAGATGATTATGTTGAGACAACAACTAATTTAGATTTAAGCTCTGGTGATTTTACAGTTGATGTTTGGATTAGACCTGACAACGTTACAGGTTACAAAGGTATTTGGCAATCAGGAACAAGCACAACAGAACAATCCTATTTATTAGGTAATCAAGTTTATTGGACTGTAAATCCATCTACAATTATTACTACTTCAGTTACAGTATCTGCTGGTGTTTGGACTATGTTGTCTTATGAAAGAGAAGGCAACACTCACAGAATATATAAAAACGGAACTTTAGAAGATACAGCTACCACAGCTAATAAACAAGATAATGGTCCATTTAGTATTGGTAAAAATGGTTTTGGTGATTTTGATGGTTACATAGATGAGTTTAGAGTTTCAGATATTGCAAGATATGGAGGCTCTAGTTTTACAGAACCAACTCAAGCTTTTTCATTTGATTCTGATACACAATTCTTATTACACTTTGATGGAGCTAATGGATCAACTATTATTAAATCAGCAGATGATACGTTATTCCAAGCAACATTCTCAGAAGGTCAAGTAGTCCCAGAACCAAAACTTGAAGTGCCTGTTACTGGTATTTCAGCTTCAATGACTATTGGAGATATATCTCTAATTCAGTCTACTATTGAACCTGTAACAGGACAAGAATTAACGGCTACCGCAGGTCAAGCAGATCAAGCATCTAAATACCCTGTTGATGGCATAGAATTGACAGGTTCTGTAGGTTCTGTTACAGCTACTGGAGTAGCAAATGTAACAGTTACAGGAATTTCAGCTACTATTTCAGCTGGCCAAACAAACGTTACCTCATGGCAAGAGATTGATCCGGGTGTAACCAATGTATGGTCAGAGGTTGATTTGGCTGCATGATTAAGGTAAAATTATAATTATTTAGGAGACAAAATTTATGACATCTAGTTATTCAACGGATCTAAAACTCGAATTAATGGTCACTGGCGAAAACGCTGGTACATGGGGTGATAAAACAAACACAAATTTAAATTTAATTCAACAAGCAATTGCAGGTTATGAAGCTGTAACAATTACGGATTCAGCAACTACTGCTTTAGTTATGTCTGATGCTGCATTGTCAAATGCACGTAACATGATTATTAAATTTGCAACTATTACTTTAACAGGTGCAACTACTGTAACAATTCCAGATGGTATTGAAAAATTTTATATATTCGATTGTAGTGCTATAACTGATGCGCAAAATCTTACAATCAAAACTGCTAGTGGTACTGGTTTTTCTCCAACTACTGCTGGAGCTGCAAGTCCAAAAATTTTTGCAGCTTATTCAGATGGAACTAATATCACAGAAATTTCTTTAAACACTTTAGGCGGAACTATTGCTACAGCTCAAATTGAAGCCGCAGCGATTACAACTGCATTAATTTCTGACAACGCAGTGACTACTGCGAAAATTTCAAATGCAAATGTTACTACGGCCAAAATTGCTGACAACGCGATTACCTCGGACAAGATTAGTGCACTACAAGTAACTCAAGCCAAAATAGCAAACGATGCTGTTGGCCCAGATCAACTTTCAAACACTGCAGTAACACCAGGTGCTTACACAACTGCTGACATTACAGTTGATGCTCAAGGTAGAATTACGGCTGCTGCTAGTGGTTCTGCTGGTGGTGCTATTGATGTTTTAAAAGTTTCACAACTTGGTGGTAGTGGGACTTACACAGCTAACCCTGCTGCAAACAACGCTTCAATTTACGCTTTAGGCGGAGGCGGTGGAGGCGGAGGAGCTGATGGGGGAACGCCAGGAGGATTTGGCGGAGGCGGAGGTTTCGGTTTCTTTTTTACAGCTGTAACAGGCGGAACACCTTATTCTTTTAACGCAGGACAAGGTGGAAGCGGTGGCCCAAGAAGTCCTACACAAAATGGTCAACCAGGAGCTACAAGTGGAATTCCAAGTTTAAGTGCTACTGCAAACGGTGGTAATGGTGGACAAAGAGGTTACAATGGTGGAAGTAATGGAAACCCAGGAAGTGCTCCAGGTGCAAGTGTAGCTGGTACGGCTCCAGCAATGTATTTTGATGCTGCTGGTAATGGAGGTCTCGGTTCTCCTCCTGTTTTAAATGGTCAACCTGGAAACCCAGGATATGTAGTAATATTAGATAACTCAGGAACTTAAAATTATGGCAAAACATATTATTAAAAATAGCTTAGGATATTTTGTAGGAATTTGTGAAGATGATGAATCAAAAAATTTTTGGGTTAATAATGGTTACCCTCAATCTGAACAAATAACAGATCAAGTAGCAAATGATATTAAAAAAGAAGTAAAAGAGTTTACTTCAGTTGAACAAGGATCAGTTAATGAATTAGTTGATGTTAATAGACCTTTAGTATCTGTTTCTAAAGAAAATATTCAAGAAAATTTAAATAAGGTTATTTCTAAAATGGAGGAAATTATACAAAAATACGAAAATACTCCTGCAATTTGGAATACAACATTAACAACACTAAAGGCTATAAATTTAGACAATCTTTCATTCCCTATCGAAGCTAGAAATTGGATTGACGCATTAGATAATAATGGTGTATCTATTTCTTCTTTGAAGGAATTTTAATGAATGAAAAAATAATTAAATTTAAAGCACCTAAATTAATTTTATCAGACAAAAGTATTTATCCCGAACCTGCTAAAATGCATATAGCGGATTGGTATAAAAAAATGTCAAACGTAAATGATCCTCATTTTAAATCAATTAAAGCTTGTAAACCTTTTTTAGATTCTTTGTTAGCTGGTTATATTCTAAAAAATACAATAGACCAAAAAATTAATTTTCACATGGAGCATCCTTTTGAGAAAAAAATAGGAACTTGGATTCAAGTAAGTCAAACAATTGATGATTCGCATTTCAGAAAATTAAATATAAATAGAGGAAATGAATTACATTCAAAGGAACAAGTTGGAGGAGATGAGTGTCCTTTTATTAAAAAAAACAAAGGGTATCCAATTTATAAAATTTTAAATCCTTGGACAATTACATTACCAAAAGGCTATAGTGCTATTTACATGCCTCCTATAAATAGACCTGATGATAGGTTTGAAATAATAACAGGCATTGTTGATTATGGTCACAATATTCCTACAAATTTTCCTACTATTTTTAAAAAAGAAGGTAGTTGGGTTTTAGAAAAAGGAACTCCGATTGCTTGTGTTTTTCCTTTTAAAATTGAAAAGTGGAAGATGGCTATTGAAGAAAACAATAAAGATGAAAATGAAAAAAATCATTTTAGATTTAGTCAAACTCTTAGTAGATTTTATGAAAAATTTAAATGGACAAAAAAGTCATGGAAATAAAAAGTTTTATTAAAGAATATAAAAATGTTTTAACTCCTAAACAAGTTTCAACAATACTTAGAATTTTTTCAAAAGAAAATTTTGATGAGGCTGCTATTATAGGAAAAAAAGATGATAATTTAATTAATAAAAATACAAGAAATGCTCAAAATTACAATTTAAATCAAAATAAAAGTATTACAGAAACTCAATGGTTTAATTTTATTTGTTATAATATAAAAAATAAAATTAATGAATATTGTAGAGAAAAAGAAATTTCAGTGCACTTACACAAAGTATTAGAAGTAACTCTTTTAAAGTATGAAGAAGGAGGCTTTTATAAAGTTCACCATGATAATAATGCTGTGGCAGCACCTAGAGAATTTTCTGTGATAATTTTTCTAAACAATGATTATGAAGGTGGTAGTTTATTTTTTTATGAACCTAATGGCAAAACTAAAATTAAAGAAATTAAACCAGATGTGGGAAAAGCTGTAATTTGGCCTAGTAATTATTTGTTTCCACATTCAGCACAAACAGTAACTAAGGGAACTAGATTTGTTATAGTATCATGGGTGAATTAAATAAATTTATTTATATAAAAAATATATTATCTTCTTCTGAAGTCGATTTATTATGGAATTATGCAAAAATATTTCATAGAAATAACAGTAATAATTTTGATACAGAACAAACTCAACTTGGAGAAACAAGATGTTATGGGTCAGAAATTACTGATGCTTTATTGATAACAAAACAAAAAATAATTGAAGATAAATTGAATACACAACTTCTTCCAGCTTATACCTATTGGAGACTTTATACAAAATTTTCTTCACTTCTTCCACACACTGATAGAGCATCATGTGAGTACACTGTGAGTATAACTGTAAGTCAAGATAAAACTTGGCCTTTATTTATTGATGGAGAAGAAGTAATTATTCAAAAAGGAGATGGTATTTTATATCAAGGATCTAAATTTAAACATTGGAGAAATGAGTATGATGGTGACCATGCCTTTCAAATATTTTTACATTATGTTAAAAAAGATGGTGAATTTAAAAATTTTGTTTATGACAAAAGGAATTATTTAGGACAACATGAAGTTTAAATTTGATAAAGATATAATGCAAATTCACTTTAATGAAGATGAATTAAAAATCATGAATGACAAAAAATGTCTTGAATTAGACTTAAAAAATTCTAAGCATTTCATTAATGTGTTATCTAGAATAGTAGGCGAATTTCATAGAAAAATAGTTGAAAAAGATCCCTCCTTAGAAAATCTTTTAACCTATGATGATACTGAGATAAAATCTAAATAAGCCTTAACTTTAAATACAAGGTGTTTTGAGGTATAATACAATATGCCTTTAACAAATGTACAGATAATACCAGGATTTAATAAACAAGTAACCGCAACAGGAGCTGAAGGACAGTGGACTGATGGGGATTTTGTTAGATTTAGATATAGCCTGCCTGAAAAAATAGGCGGATGGCAGCAAATCACAGATCAAACATTAGTAGGTGCTGCAAGAGAACAACTTGTTTGGGCTGATTTAGATGGTCGAAGATACGCAGCAATAGGCACTCACAAGGCATTAATTATTTATTATGAAGGTGCGTTCTATGATATTACACCTTTAGATACAGCATTAACTAGTTGTACGTTTGATACAACAGATACTTCTGCAACTGTAACTGTTAATAAAACAAGTCACGGATTATTAGCAGGAGACTTATTTACATTTACTTCAGTAACTCCTCCAGTTGGAGCAGGTTATGTAGCTGATGATTTTGAAACAAATACATTTGAAGTTATATCTGTACCAGATGCAGATACATTCACAATAACTATGGCATCTGCTGCAACAGCGACAACCTCTGCAAGTGGATCCGCAACAGTTAACCCATACGTTAAACCAGGACCTTTAGATCAAACTTATGGTTACGGTTGGGGTACAGATACATGGGGTTCTGGTGAATGGGGAGAAGCCTCAGGAACATCAAACGTTATTCTTGATCCTGCATCATGGTCATTAGATCATTTTGGACAAAAACTTATTGCAACTATTAAAAACGGTAAAACATTTGAATGGGATCCATTGTCAGTAACTACTGGAGCATTATCTATTAGAGCGACAGCTGTAAGTGGTGCACCAACAAGATCGGTAATGTCTATTGTATCTGAAAGAGATAGACATTTAATTTTACTTGGAACTCAAACAACAATAGGAGGTGCAAATCCTCAAGATAAAATGTTTATAAGATTTTCAGACCAAGAAGATATCTCAGATTATACACCCACATCAATTAATACTGCAGGTACATTTAGACTAGACTCTGGTGTTAAAATTATTGGAGCAGTAAAAGCTAAAGATTATATATTAATTCTTACTGATACCTCTGCATATGTTATGCAGTTTGTAGGACCACCATTTACATTTTCTATTAGACAAGTTGGAAGTAATTGTGGTGCTATTGGTCAACATGCAATGAAATATGTTAACGGAAAAGTATTTTGGATGGGTCAAGCAGGTGGATTTTTTGTATTTGATGGTACTGTTAAATCCTTACCATGTTTAGTTGAAGATTTTGTATTCACAAACAAAGGAGATAATCTTGGAATAAATTATAATTCAGGTGAAATAGTTTATGCAGGACTCAATCATTTATATGAAGAGATCAGTTGGTTTTATCCAAAATCTGGTTCATTAAGTGTAGACAGAGTAGTTACTTATAACTATACAGAAAATACATGGACAACAGGATCACTTGCAAGAACTTCTTGGTTTGATTCAACATTATATGACAATCCATACGCAACAAAATTCAACGGATCAGGGACACCAAGCTTTCCAACAATACAAGGTGTAACAGCGGCTAACGGTGCAACAACCTATTATGCACATGAAGTCGGAAACAATGAAGTGGATGCATTAGGAAATAAAACTGCTATACCTGCGTTTATTCAATCTGGAGATTTTGATTTAGCTATAGAAGGTGATGGTCAAATGTTTATGTCTATGAGAAGGTTTGTTCCAGACTTTAAATTATTAACTGGTAATGCTGAAGTTACAATCAGATTAAGAGACTATCCAACGGACACCGCAACATCTTCACCATTAGGTCCATTTACAATAACAAGCTCTACTGATAAGGTGGACACACGTGCAAGATCACGGTTTGCTAGTTTAAGAATTGCAAATACATCAACTGATGAAAACTGGAGATTTGGAACATTTAGAGCAGATATACAACCAGATGGTATGAGGGGATAATGGCTAAAGTAGATATTAATATACCAGAACCAACACCAACCTATACTGAGGAAAACCAAAGACAAATAGCTCAGTCATTAAGAACATTAAAAGATAAATTAAATACTTCTTTCCAAGAAGAATTAAAACAAGAAGTCGAGAGAGTTTCTTGGTATACAATGAGGTAGTATGAGCCAAGGATGTAACAACGTAAACGTAGAACCAACAGTTATTGGTGGTGGAAATGGATCAAATGCTTATGATGCATTTGGAAGATTAAGAGTTTCTAATCCATTTACTATTTTTGAT